CGTAGCCCTAGGTGGAGGGGTGGGGGGCCCTTCAGCGTCCTGGGGTGTCAGTTCTGGGCCGGGGGCTCAGTGGAGAGGTAGACGGTGTGGGCCTCACGGTAGCGGGGGTGGCTGGGGTCCCAGTAGGCGCGCTTGGGCAGGGGGCGGGGCTTGCCGCGCAGCGCCCGGACGATGTTGAGGATGACACCAGCGACGGCGGCGATGACGAAGGCGGTGATGGCGAGGAAGACGAGGGCGAGGAGGATCATTGGTCTGTGCCTTTCGGGGTTGGGTTGAGTGGTTGGGTCAGCGGTTGTTCTTGAGCCGGCGGGCGAGCCAGGCGCTCAGGATGAGGGTGGAGATCAGGGTCCCGTGGGCGAACACCTGAGTGATCGCGGTGGGGGCGGCGGCCAGCAGGAGGATGGAGACGCAGAGCGCGAGGCCCGCGATCCAGCCGGCGAGGCTGGTGCCGAGGATGAAGTCGGCGTCCTGGTTCATGACGTCGCGGTCGAGGTCGTTGGTGTTCACAGCTTGGTGTCCTTTCTCTGGTTGAACAGGCCGGAGTCGATGTCCTGGAGGAGGCCGGCGAAGTAGTCGTAGCCGTCGTAGGTGAGATCGGGGATGACGCCGTGGGCGACGATCTCGCCGTCGGTGCGGACGCTGAAGGCAACGGAGTCGTTGTCCAGCACCTTGGCGTAGAACACGGAGCCGCTGAGCGGGTTCGGCTTGATACCGACCACGTGACCGTTCTCGCGAACCAGCTCACCCTCGTACTTGAGGGCCATGTTCATCGACTGCATGATCTGGAGCGTGTCGTTTGCCATGGCTCAAATATATGCACAAGCACGGCGGCCACACAAGTTCTGTGGCCGCCGTGCTTACGTGATGCTTGTCACCAGAGGTGACTCAGCCGCCATCGCCAGCCGCTCAGCGCCTTGCCGATGGTGGCATCCCAGTACCATCCCATGATCGCCTCCTTCCCGGGGTGTTCTTTGTTTCAGGTCAGTTACAAGCGTGGGCCTTGTGGGGCCGTTACTTCTCCAGTGGGTAGGTGTAGAGCCAGAATCCGCGACCGTAGTAGCCTTCGCCCTCGCAGCCATCGAACTCTAGGAGGGGGAGCTTCTCGTCGTCAACGATGACGAACACCTTGAAGCATGTGGCGGAGATGTCACCATCATATCTGGGTTCACCTTCCATCTCCACCATGGCGTTCGTGATGCGGGCCGTCGGGGAGCCTTGGTAGAACGCCTTGGTGAACTCGAAGTCGCCCTGCCCACATGCGCAGCCACCACCTCGCCCCATGGCGACAAGCTGAGTGCCGTCATCTAGGGTGATGAGTGCCTGCGGCTTCTCGCATTCCCCCATCCAGGACTCCGTTGCGAACGTCCCGGTCTCGATGTTGGTAACGTACCGTCCGATGAGGAGGCCGATAGTGTCTTGTGCGTCGAAGTCAGGGGAGTCTTGCGGGTCTCCGTAGAATGAGTTGGGCATGGTGTATTCCTTTCTGTGGCTAGGAGTAGAGTTCCCAGGACGAGGCGTTGCCGCCTTGGGCCTCGAAGGTGAGGACGGCCGGCTTGGTGGAGTCGCCGCTGATGTTTGTCCACCAGTCGCTCCCGCGATCGGCCGACGGGCATGAAATGATCCAGCGAGCATCGCCGACCTGGCGGACACCGAAGTTATGCCAGTGGCCGTGTACGAGGATTCTCGCATCGTAGAGACCACTCCTGCGCCCGAATGCGAGGTCTCTGAACCACGTAGGTACCTTCGACTGCGAGCCCGCCAGGTGGCCGTGCGTGAAGCCGATGCGGGTGCCGTCGGCGGCGTCCACGGTTACGGCCTCCTCCCATTTCTCAGGACGGTGGAAGGTGACGTGCTCGTAGCCTGGGCGTCCGGCGATGATGTCCTCGATGTTCTTGGAGATCATGATCCCGAAGTCGTCATCGGGGGCGTTGGCGCGACTGTTCTTGCCGGGCCCGGTGCGGACGGCGCAGTGGTTGGACGGGACTGCTACGTAGTAGAGAGAGGAGCATAGAGGGGCGAGGGCCCGGAGGGCTTCAGCGTAGAGGCGCTGCACGGTCCTGATCTGGTCGGTCAGGCTTAGGTCGTTGGTCTGCGCCTGGCTGGCGACGTTCCAGAACCCCTCCGTGCTGTCGCCCACGTCGGCGAGGATGATGCGCTTGTATGGGTCGCGGAAGCGGATGTCGTCCGCGATGTCCGCGATTGCGCGGCGCACGAGCCGAACCGTATCCTCTGTGCCGCCACCCGACTGCCGTTTGCCGATCTGAAAGTCGGCGAGGCAGACCACGAGAGTATCCTCGTCGCCCTTTACGATCGGGGCCGGCTTCGGCAGGAGAGGCTCCCGGAAGACAGGCTCCAGGTCGTCGTAGGACAACGACTTGGCCTCGGCCATCTCGACGGCGCCCGGCTTCCACGTGATCTTCTCGTAGGAACCGTCGGGTAGGCGGATCGTCTTCCCGCGCTGCACGATGGCGCCCACGGGGACGTCGTTGAAGAACGCGTCGTGCCCCTGGTCGGGGGCGCCGCGGCGCTTCAGCTTGGCCCGGTGCCGGCGCACCGACGCCTCAGAGGTGCTGAACTCGTCCGCGATCTCCTGGTTGGTCCGCTGTTGCTCGCGGGGCAGCAGGTCATTGGCGATGATCGCCTCATCAAGCGGGGTCAACGGGCGACCCCCGCGATCTCCCGCAGCTCCGCTGGGCGGTAGCCACTCAGCGTGCGGACAATAGTGCCCGACTCGTCACGGACCTCGACGATGGGTGCTGAGGTCATGCCGAGCGCCCGAGCGTTATTGAGGACCCGCTCAGCCTCGGGGCTACCGTCGTCGAGAGGGCGGCTGACGTAGGGGGCGCCGAGCTTGTCGAGCATCCTCATGGTGAGTCGGCAGGGCTGGCAGTTTGGCTGGTGAAAAACGGTGATTTGCTTCATGTCTTCTGAGGTTAGTCGCACTTGCCGGCAATCTTGCAGATTCCGCGGACAAGCTTGGTGGTTGCGTCGGACAGGCGGGTGTGGAACCGGGCTACCCCGATCTCCCGCCCCTGGTCGAGGACGATGATGGCGTTACGCGCCCGGTTGTAGTCGAGGGCCACCTCGCGGCTGATCGCTTCAGCTCCGCCATCCCCGGCAGAGCCCCCCATCGCTTCGGCGATGCGGGCCCGCAGAGACCCAGGGAGCAGGCCCGCATCGGCCAGGGCGAGCACCTCACCAATGGTCCACTCGGGTCGGCGGGCCAGGCGCTCGGACAGGTTTCCGGTCTTGGCGCCTAGCGGGTCGGAGATTCGCTTCATGTCCCGGGGGTAGTACTGGCCTCGGTGACAGGCGAGGTCTTCTAGGTGGTCGCAGATTTCTGCGGTGGCTCGCTCGTCCTGCTCGACTGCGGTCGCACTGAGTTGGCGTTTCACTGGGAAATCACCTCCGCGAAGTCCCGCGAGAACCAGTCCGCCGCCTTCCTCGCGAGCCCCTCCCGGCTCGTAGAGGAGTATGCGTGAATGCGACCCGACTCCGTGGTGGTCCGCCCCGTCGGTGACCACTCAATCGCTCGCAGGTGCCAGTCTCCGTGGTTATCCACGCCGAAGCTCCTCGAGGTGCGCGCCGCCCCCCTCCCCTCGTCGAGGAAGGCGCTGACGCTCTTCGGTGTGACGCGGACATCCTTGACGTGGGTCGGGAGCACAGCCCGAAGTGCCTTCTCCATTTCCTTGGCAAAGTCTTCGATGATGATGGCTGGTGTCGCCATGGGTTTCCTCCTTGGTTGGGTTGTGCAAATCGTATGCAGATGTTCTGCGGCTAGTCAAGTTCGTCGGCGTCCGTGAGCTTTCGGTAGCGGTCCACGACGCCGCCTGCGGCGCGCAGGTGCAGACCCGGCGCCCACGGCAGGTCGGAGCTCATGATGTCCCGAACCTTGTGGAACGCCTCGACGCCGGCGGAGGACGGCTTTCCGGCCGCGTAGTCCCACCAGTCCGACGGGCCCTTTATGAGCACCTCGTCGTGGACGTGCGCCACGAGCTCGAACCCGGCGCGGTCGAGTCGGACCATCGCGGACGCCAAGCAGTCGCGGGCCACGGCCTGCACGAGGTTCTCCGTCAGGCGACCGCCGAACGTCTCGACGGCGATGCCCCGGCGTGCGTCCCAGAACGCCACGGACGGGCGGCCCCAGCGGTCCTGCGTCGCACGGACGCCTCGGTAGATCAGGGTCCGGCCGCTGGGCAGGAGCATCCGACGGAAGGCTCGGCCGAAGGAGTCCTGCCCAGCGACGATGCGCTCTCCACCGGTTCGGAACTCGCGACCGAGCTGGTCCCACAGAGCCACGATGTGGGGGTTCGCTCGGCGCCACGCATCCACCTGGGCCTGAAGCGCCTCATCACTCGGGCCGTCGCCAGCGAACACCCTCAGACCGTTCGGCCCCGCACCATAGCCGCAGCCGAGCAGGGCGGTCTTCCCTTCCTGGCGAGTCATCTCGTGCCCGACGGCGGAGCTCATGCGCGATGCTGTCTCGACGTAGAGGTCGCGCTTGGCCTCGTAGGCGTCGAGCACCCATTGCTCGCCGGCGAGCCAGGCAAGCACGATGGCCTCGATCGAGGTGTAGTCGCAGACGATCAGGGGGCCGGCGATGACCGATCGCACGCACGCCGCGACCTCGGTGGGACTGACGTGCTCGCCGAGCAGGCACTTGTCGAGCACGGCGTCAACGGTCTCGCCCTTGGGCAACTGCTCCCGGGGGAGGTTCTGCGGCTGGAAGCCGCTCCCGCTCCAGCGGCCGGTGTGGGCGCCGAGGTAGCGGAGAGTCCCGCGGGCTCGGTCGCCGGCGCCCCCGCGCCC